TATCGAGACATAGCTGCTAACACATTAGAGTTGGCCCCAGAATCCATTTCGTTTAATGATCCAAAATTTAGAACAGCATTTGGCGGACCAAATACCCCACCACCTACATTGGGTGAATGGGAAACTATGTTACGTACAGATCCCAAATATGGTTTTGAAAACACAAAGAAAGCAAAGCGTGATGCTATGACCCTAGCTACAACCATAGCTAAAACGTTTGGAGAGGTGCTCTAATGTCAATGTCAGAAGAAGATCTTCGGGCACTCTCTGAGGCTCGTGGTCGTCAAGTAACTCGCCCTACTCCCCAAACCCTGGATCCAGGTCTCGTTAGTGAAGCTCGTAATTATTACGGTGATGAAACCTACATTAACGAACTTGTAGCTAATACTGGAGTTGGGTCGGGGACTTTAGAGCAAAGACAAAATGCTCTTAACACTCTTATTGAACAAGGTAAAGCTCGCAATCTTGCAGAACGTGGAGCAGAAGATGCTTTTCCAGGTGCCCCCACCAATAACGGTGGTGGTGGTGGTGGTGGTGATAAAGAAGAATTTGTCCCAGCTGTTGGAGCAAAAGCAATATTGCGCAACGTGCTAGCTAGTTATGGCTTAGAGAGTTTGTATGAATATGCATATTCTCTTTACGCTAAAAATGAAATAGATATTAATGACGGTGATTCTCTTATCTTTGCGTTAAAAGAACAAGAAGCCTACAAGAAAAGATTTGCTGCAAACGAACGGCGTAAATCTTTGGGGTTCAAAGAGTTGTCGCCATCTACTTATATTGCTTTAGAAAAGTCATACAAAGATACTTTGGCTGCCAACGGTTTGCCACAGGGGTTCTACGATTCCCCAGATGATTTTGAAAAACTAATTGGCGGTGACGTATCGGTAGCAGAATTAAACAATCGCCTTAAGGATGCATACACGGTTGTGCGTGATGCTTCCCCAGAAGTAAAGAACAAGATGGCGGAAATGTATGGGGTTACAGACGGAGATCTTCTTGCGTACGTAATTGACCCAGATCGAGCACGTCCTCTTATGGCCCCAGACTACAAACGTCAAGCACAAGCAGCTCTTATTGCTGAAAGCGCTCAGAGGCTTTCAGCGCTCAGCTTTAATAAAGATGTAGCTGAACAGTTTGTACGACAGGGCGTTACTCTAGCGGAAGCAGAAACAGCCTTCACAACAGTAGGACAGATGGGTGAACTGCGACGTGGTGGTTTTGGCGAACAGCAAATCACGGATCTTCAATTTGCTCAGGCTGCTTTGGGTACTGATGCTGAAGCTAAGAGATTGGTAGAAGAACGCAAAAAGCGTCGTATCGGTGAGGTAACTGCTAGTGGTGGTTCGGCAACTCTTGCTCAAGGTGATAGTGGTTCTTACAGATCTGGGTACGGTCAGGCAAATCTTTAATACAGATAGTCAACCCTTGACAATCACTAATTGTGATGTAAGATAGTTATATCCCATCAGGGATAACCATTGGAAACCCCCCCGATTTCAATGTGCTAACAGGGGTGAGATATGCAGCCACTTGGCCCCTCCAGCCAGGTGTGGGCGGAGGAGTGGGTCATGCAAGAACAAGACTTCTATGAAGAGGACAGCGTTCAGGAAGACCAGGCAACAAAGAATCCAGTTCGTGCAAGGATGCGTGAGTTGGAGTCAGAGGTTAAGAGCTTGCGTCAGCAAGCAGAGGAAGCTAAGTCAGCTCAACGAGAGTTGGCATTTGTGAAGGCAGGCGTAGACCTATCTTCAGGGATGTCCAAGTATTTCGTGAAAGCTTACGATGGCGAACTCACACCCGAGGCAATCCGAGTTGCAGCCGCAGAAGCAAATCTCATTAAGCCCCAAGAAACTGTGCAAGCAGCCCCGATACAGGAGAAGCAAGCATGGGATCGAGTTAGCAACGCATCACGCGTTGGAGATACAACTGAAGCGACGGTTGACTATGCAACTAAAATTGCAAACGCTAAATCCGAAAAAGAAGTAATGGAATTGTTGGCTCAAGCAAGAATGAATCAAATCAACAATTAACCAATTCTTTAAGGAGAATTAAAACATGGCAGGCGAAACAACAACCTCGTCCTTGTCTGTAGACCAGGTGGCGTTTGACCGTCTTGCGTATTTCGCATTGCGTTCAGAGCTTCTTTTCGATCAGGCAGCGGACGTACAACCAGTAGCACAGGCAATGCCTGGTACTGGAGTTACATTCACAATCTTCGCAGACATCGCAGCAGCGACATCTACGTTGAACGAAGTAACTGACGTAACCCCAACAGCGCTCTCGGACAGTCAGGTAACAGTTACCTTGGCTGAATACGGCAACGCAGTTGTTACAACAGCAAAACTGCGCGGAACAGCATTCTTGGATGTTGACTCGGCAGCAGCAAACATCATTGGCTACAACGCAGGTGACTCAATGGATCAAGTTGTCCGTGAAGTCCTTGCTGGTGGTAGCAACGTTGTTTACTCAGGTACAGCAACAGCTCGAAATGAAGTTTCGGCTGATGAAAACTTGACAGCAAACAACGTACGCAAAGTTGTGGCACAGTTGCGTGGAGCAAACGTAGCAACCTTCAACGGTTCATACATTGGTTTTATCCACCCAGACGTGTCGTACGACTTCCGTTCGGCAACCGATGCATCAGCATGGCGTACGCCAGCTAACTACGTCGATCCAACTGGCATCTACAATGGCGAGATCGGCCTCTTTGAATCAGTACGATTTATCGAGACCCCACGCGCCAAAGTGTTTGCTAATGCTGGTAATGGCACAGGCGGCGCAGGCAACATTGACGTGTATGCAACGAACATCATGGGTCGTCAGGCTCTTGCTAAGGCGTTCAGCACACAGGATGGAAACGGCGCAACTCCAAAGATTGTTCGTGGCAATGTCACAGACATCTTGATGCGTCTGCAACCAATGGGTTGGTACTGGCTTGGTGGCTACGGTCGCTTCCGCGAGGCTTCGCTTCGTCGAATTGAGTCAGCTTCAACTATTGGCGCAAACTCATAACTAATTAGTCAAAGCCCTCCGCTCCTCCTCATCGGGGCGGGGGGCTTTGCTATACTCTTTTTGTTGAAAGGTTCTTATGTCGATTTCTAACTATGCTGAAAACAAAATTCTTGACCACGTAACTGGCGAGGCTGCTTGGACTATGCCAACAACGGTGTATGTCAAGCTGCACACAGGTGATCCTGGCGAAGATGCAACGTCAAATGCTGCCACAGAAACTACACGCAAAGCGGCATCTTGGTCAGCTGCGTCTTCTGGTTCTATTGCTACAGATGCAACAATTGAGTGGACCAACGTTTCTACAACAGAAACATATTCGCATTGGTCGTTGTGGGATGCTTCAACTGGTGGTAATGCTTTGTGGACTGGTGCACTATCTGCATCAGCTGCTGTTACAGCTGGAGATACTTTCCAAATCACTTCGCTTACGCTGTCTCTCGATTAGTCGGTAGGGGGTAAACCCTATGCAGACAATCGTAACTGGCTACACAGAAGCGTATGTAGATACACACCCGTACTATCGCAGTACTTTTATTCCTGCGCGTACAATAAGTCGTACTGCTGCTGGATCTGGAGTTGGCACAGAAGTAACTGGTGTTTCAGGTTCTAACCAATTGCGTCTTGAAACACACACCGATTATTCATTCCCATATTTAACTGGTGGACGCTATTACTTAGGTGCCCCAGTATTTAAACGTACTGCAACGAATTCTGGTCTTGGCACAGAAACCGCAACCAGATTAGTAATTACACTTAGAACGGCTACTGGTTCTGGTGCTGCTGGGGAATCAGCTAGCACAATTAAAGAAGTTTTAGCACGCACAGCTACGGGTTCTGGTGTTGGTTCTGGCGAAGCAGACCCATTCTTAGTTTTTGCTAAATCTGCAACAGGTAGTGGTGCTGGAACTTCGTCAACAACATTTATTCGTGGTCTACCAAGAGTAGCTACAGGTTTTGGGATTGGTACACAAACAGCAGTAAGACTTGTCATCAATATTAGAACAGCCACGGGATCTGGAGTGGGTGCACAGAATGCCACCAAACGCATTGTGTGGCTTCGTACTGCGTCAGGATCGGGTCTGGGTACCGAGACAGCCACCGCAATAGAATCGCTTCCTAGAACAGCTACAGGCTCTGGCGTTGGCGCTGTAAGTCAGAATGCCACATGGGTTAAGTCTCATATGTTTAGGGTTCCACAAACAACAGGCTTTGCTTTTGTCGAAGCATATTCAGAAATTAGCTGGCAGCCACGAGAACGATTGTTTGCTCGTCTACCCAACGGCACAAGGGTGGAGAACCTCTTTGAATTACAAGATGGTTCATATACAATTAATGATCCAAGAGACGGAACAGCAGTCAGGGTTTACCTTGGTTCGCACGTAATTCCATTGACGGACGAGGAAGTAACAAACCTGACAGCAGCTGGATACGGAGCGTACATAACGTGAAGCACGCAGAAACCCATCCCGATTTAGATGTTGATGGTTGCTTTGGTTGTCGCATTGCAAATATTCGCATGGGCACCAATAGCACTACAACTCGCGGGCAAACAGTACAGCAAACAAATAAGGTAGAACGCAACTGGCAGAAAGACATGCCAGCTTATAAGCGTTTAAGGAAAGAAGGTTTGCAACCAAAACGAATTGATGGTGCAGCCGAAGTCGAAGCAAAAGCAAAATATAAATGGCAAGTTGAAACAGGATTGGGTATTAAATGAAAAGCAAATCTAAGGTAAATGCTGCTGGTAACTACACAAAACCAGCAATGCGTAAAAGATTGTTTAACAAAATTAAGGCTGGTTCTAAAGGTGGAGATCCTGGTGAATGGTCTGCACGTAAAGCACAGTTGCTTGCAAGTGAATATAAAAAAGCTGGTGGGGGATACAAGTAGTGGCGCTTGCTAAATCCCAACAATCTTTAAAGAAGTGGACCCAAGAAAAATGGAGAACTTCTGACGGCAAACCCTCCAAGGGAAAGAAGCGTTATCTACCATCAGCAGCTTGGAATGCTTTAACTCCTGCAGAGAAAGCAGCAACAAATAAAGCCAAAGCTGCTGGCAATGCAAAGGGCAAGCAGTTTGTTAAACAACCTAAAAACATCGCAAAAAAAACAGCAAAGTACAGAGGAAAATAAATGGCTAAATCACCAGCATGGCAACGCAAAGAAGGAAAGAATCCAAAAGGTGGACTCAACGCAAAGGGTCGTGCATCATACAAAGGTGGGACATTGAAAGCTCCTGTTAAAGCAGGGGACAATCCACGTCGGGCATCATTCCTTGCACGTATGGGAAACATGCCAGGACCTGAACGAGATGAAAAAGGTAGACCAACAAGACTGCTATTATCTTTACAGGCTTGGGGTGCTTCGTCTAAAGCGGATGCACGGTCTAAAGCTAAAGCAATATCCGCACGAAACAAGAACAAGAAAGGCAAGTAATGCCAAAAGTAGGAAAAAAGGAATTCGCTTACACCCCAAAAGGTATGGCGATGGCTAAAGCAGAAGCCAAGAAAACTGGCAAGTCAATGAAAATGAAAGGCAAGAAAAAGAAGTAATGACAACTGCAGCAACGGTAATTAATAAAACGTTGCGACAACTTCTATCTGGGACGGTGGAGGCTCGCAACAAACTAGCCTCTACTGTCAACAGTTCTGCTACTAGCATTGTCTGCACGTATGCCCTTGAGGGGTTGCGTGCTGGACAAATTTTTGAAATTGAATCTGAAGTGTTTTATATTTGGGCTGCCGACACAACAACAAAAACCTTAACCGTAGAGCGTGGGTTTAATGGAACTACTGCAGCTGCACATACTGCTGGCGCAATAGTTACGGTAAACCCTAGGTTCCCTAGAGCTCAAGTTCTTGAAGCTATTAATGATGAAGTCTTGGATCTATCGTCACCAGTTAATGGATTGTTCCAAGTTAAAACATTAAATTTTACATACAACGGTACGGACAGAATGATCAACCTAACATCTGCTACTGATGTTATTGATATTTTAAACGTATCTGTTCGTTACCTTAATGACGATTACCCAATTGCCCGCAAAGTAAAACTTGTTCGCGACTTACCAACAGATGACTTTGCTTCTGGTTTTGCTTTAAAGTTTGATCAAGCCGTATACCCAGGCAGACTTCGTATTGTTTATAAAGCGCCTTATAGTTCGGTTACCACAGAAGCAACCAACCTCAATACAGATTGCGGCATACAGGAATCCATAGAAGACATTGTTGTTATAGGCACACAGCTTAGGTTGATGGCACCACGCGAAATCAAACGCAACTTTGTTGAATCACAAGGTGATACCCGTAGAGCAGAAGAAGTTGCATCAGGCGCAATTACCAACTCCGCAACAGCACTAAGACAATTACGGAGAGACAGAATCATTGCGGAGGCTGCTCGCTTAATGCGGTCGTATCCGACATTCTTGACAAGGGAATGATCGGTGACATTAGTACTGCGGTATACGGATGCTTACTATCCAGCCGTTCCTTACTTTGCGGGAAAGGAAAGTAGTTCTTTGGTTCCAGATATTTTTCCTGTTGCTATCGATTCAAGACCGTTTCTTGTAGATTCCAAATCAAACTTATTCTCACGTGGGTTTGAACCTAGGGTTCGAGATTCGGTTGACCAATCAACCACGCCAGGCGAAGCAGCAATTAACCCACAGGGTTTGTGGCGTCGCGGTGAATCATCATGGCATCTTGGTGCTGGACAGAAGTATGCCGATACAGCAGAAGCGCAAGACTACAGGTTCTACACAAGTCAAGGAATTGACCCATGGACCAAAGGTCAAATCTCATTGCTAAAGACTGTGGCTTTGTCAAAGTCAGCTACTGGCACCAACTTGAAGATTGCTACAACTGACACAGAAGTTTATTTCTTAGACGGCACGAATCTTTATTACTCAACGAATCCGTATGCATCAAGCCCAACATGGACAGCTGTAACTGGATTACCTACTGGTACACCACGTGACATGGTTAGCGATGGATCATCTATTTATTTAACCTATCCAGGCACAACCAATGCGTATGGATTGTGGAAGGTTCCTTCAAGCCACACACCAGTAAACGTTGCTTATGGTCATGAGTTTGGTTATGTTGATTTGGCTAAAGGGTTTTTTGTTATTACTGGTTCTGGCTCTGATCAACACAAACTTTATTACAACCCAACTGGAAATGTGGGAGCTGCAGATTACACACATCCATTAACAGATTGGGGATGGATTGGTGCTGCATCTGGTCCTAACGCTATGTATGTAGCTGGATCAACAGGTAACCGCGGAGCAGTTTACAAAATAACTATTACAACTGCTGGCGTGTTAGAAACTCCAGTTGTTGCACTTGATTTACCAATCGGAGAAACCCCAACGCATCTTGGCTCATACCTTAATGGTGTATTAATTGGGACAAACAAGGGCGTGCGATTTGCAACAGCAGATAACAATGGGGACCTAACTACTGGTTCACTCATTTCTACGGGCAAAGACGTAAATCAATTTACCTCTGAAGGAAACTTTACTTGGTTTACTTGGTCAGATTTTGCAACATCAACTTCAGGGCTTGGACGTTTAGATCTTTCAACTTTTACCGCAGTTAATGTTCCAGCTTATGCTTCTGACTTGATGGCTAGTGTTGGGGGTACGGTTCAAGCCGCGGCAACATTTAACTCAAAACGACTGTTTGCAATTTCGGGTAGCGGTTTATATGCCGAATCATCAGACCTTGTTGCATCTGGCTCGATCACTACTGGTATCTATAGGTGGGGTATTCCAGACAGAAAGTTTGTAGCAAAGTTCGATATTCGTAGCACCCCATTAGCTGGTACGGTAACTCCGTATATCTCCAGCGATACTGGGGCATACACGGCAATGACGGCACACAATGTTGCGTCGGCTACCGAGTCTGTTGCTACTGGTCCACAAGCCAAATTCATCGAGGCTTCTTTTAAGCTGGACTTTACCAGGGGTACTACCACTACTGGACCAACCGTGACACGTTGGATGGCTCGAGCCTATGCTTCCCCAGCTCGCAGCCAGGTATTTAAAGTACCCCTACTTATGCATCACCAACAGGTAATTAATGGCATTGAATACTACCTAGATGTAGAAAGTGAACTAAGTCTGTTAAGGAACCTAGTTACAAATCCCCGTGTGGTAAACTATCAAGAAAATACGGAGACCTTTTCGGTAGTCGTAGAGGACTTGGAATTCCAGGTTCTTGATGGCGTCCAGGGTAAATGGAACCTTGAGGGTATCTGTGTTGTTACAATGAGATCTGTACAGGATTAGGAGAATAAATGGCAGCAGTAACTAGGAGATCGTATGCAGGTGCAGCTCCTGCTTGCACACTTACTAGTGGTATTACTTCTGGTGATACAACTGCTTCGCTTACTGGTACTGTAACCGACTGGCCTACAACTTCTGGCGGACCATTTCATATGGTTATTGATCCAGGTCTTTCAACAGAAGAAAAAGTTCTTGTTGGATCGCGATCAACTGGATCGCTTTCATCTATTACTCGTGGCGTAGACGGCACTACTGCTGTTTCGCATTCTGCTGGTGCTACTTGCTACCCAGTTTTCACAGCAACTGACGCTGACGAAGCGAACACTTTGGTATCGACGATGACTACTCGTGGTGATTTGTTGACGATGGGTTCTGGTCCTACGGTTGCCCGTATTGCTATCGGTGCTTCGGGTTATGTGCTAACTTCTGATGGTACGGATGCTGCTTGGGCTGTTCTTCCGCCGAGTGTTGCTGGTGACAGCGACCAGTTAGTTTTAGGTTCACAGGTATTCGCTTAATATAGGAGAGACATGGCAACATTCAGCAAACGAAAATTAGAGTCAAGCACAGACGGCAAAGCAATTAAGGTAACTGGTGTAAACACGGGCGCTGCTGTGACTGTGCATACTGCTGTTTCTGGTACTACAAACTTTGATGAGATTTGGATTTACGCAAACAACACATCTGCTTCATCGGTTAAATTAACTTTGGAGTGGGGTACCGCTACTGCTGCTGATGGCAACATCGAAGTAACAGTTCAACCCGAAGCAGGTTTGGTAACTGTAATTCCTGGTTTATTGTTGCAGAACTCTTTGACTGTTAAGGCGTTTGCTGGGACTGCAGATGTGATTTTGATTACTGGTTTCGTAAATAGAATCACGGCGTAATTATGCCGAACAGGCGTGAACTTGGTTATGTGAGTGCTGGAAGCACAAGCACTATTCCTGCGACTACGGGTTACGGTGTTGCGACTGGTGGTATCGGTTCGCCTACTGCTGTAACTATTTCTGGTGTGAACTACGAGTATCTAACCTTTAATTCAACAGGTACTTTGACGGTTGCTTCTGCGGGTTTGTTTGATGTGCTTTTAATTGCAGGCGGTGGCGGTTCATCTGGTGGCGATAATCCACGTCGTGCTGGTGGCGGTGGTGCTGGCGGCGTTTCTATTACAACTGTTTATCTAGATGCGAACACAACTATTCAAGTAGGTGCTGGTGGTGCGGCTGGTGGCACAGGCGCTCAAGCATCAAGTGGTTCGTCAAGTTGTTTGAATAGCACGGCTTTTTCCAATTCGGTTGCAGGCGGTGGCATTTCAGGCGGTTATAGCATTAGTGAAAATACGATTGCATCAAGTGGTGGTAGTGGCGGTGGCGGCACTTCATATTTTGGCGCAATTTTTAGGGATGGAAAACCATCACTAGCACCAAGCATTAGTGGTTTTGCAGGCGGTAATGGTCAAGGTGATGCCGCGGGTGGCGGCGGTGGTGGTGGTGGTGCAACAGCCGTTGGCGCAAATAGTACGGGTTCAACGGGTGGTGCAGGCGGCGCAGGTTACGATGTCAGCGCATTCATTGGTGGAAGTTCTTTATTTAAAGCGGGTGGCGGCGGTGGCGGCGGTACTACAGGCGGCGCAGGCGGTTCAGGCGTTGGTGGTGCAGGTGGAAGCAACGCTGTTGGTGCTTCGGCTTCAGCAAATACGGGCGGTGGCGGTGGCGGTTGCGGCACAACTTCAGCAAACAGCGGTGGTGCTGGTGGTAGCGGAATCGTGTATGTCAGGTTCAAGGTTTAGTTATGGCACATTTTGCAAAAGTTGAAAACGGTGTAGTGCAACAAGTAATTGTCGTCAGCAACGATGACGCACCAACGGAAATAGCAGGTCAAACATTTCTTGCATCACTTGGTTTGACAGGTGAATGGGTGCAAACTTCATACAACAACAATCCGATTGAAGGTGCATCTCGTGGCAAATACGCTGGTATCGGTGATACTTGGAACGGCACAGAGTTTGTTGCGCCTGTTATCCCTGATATCGAGAGTGAGGTTTAGTTATGGCTGCAAGGTTGATGGGTTATGTTTCGGCTAGCAACACACCGACAGTAGTTGGGGCTACACAAGGTTATGGTGTTGCAACTGGTGGCACTCCTAGTTCCATAACTGTTTCAGGTCAGAACTATACGCTGTTGTCGTTCACAAGTGACGACAACCTTGTTGTTTCTACAGCAGGTTTGTTTGATGTGCTTCTTGTCGGCGGTGGCGGCGGCGGTGCTGGCAGCAATGGTTCTAGCGTTAGCGGTGGCGGCGGTGGCGCAGGACAAATACTGCAACAAACAATTTATTTAAGCGCTGCTACTTATACTGTTGATATTGGGTCTGGTGGTAGTGGTATAACTAATTTTGGTGGTGGCACACCTGGTAATCCAACAATTTTGGGTGGCAATTTAACAAATCTTACTTCTGCTGGCGGTGGTGCTGGCGGCAGTTATACGGGTCAAAATATTGCTCGTTTGTTAAATGGTGGTTCGGGTGGTGGCGGTGGTGGTGGTAGCCCACAAGGTCAAGACCCTAAAGGGTCTGCTTGGGTGAGTGGCGTTACTGGTTATGACGGGTCTAATGGTAATACTGGTGGTGCTGGCGCTGGTGCTGGCGGTGGATTTACTGCTGCTGGTGGTGCGCCTAGTGGTGGAACTGGTGGTGCTGGTGGTGCTGGTTATGACATAATAACATTTACGGGCACTTCGCAAATTAACGCCGCAGGTGGCGGTGGCGGTGGTTCAACTGGTGGTGCTGGTGGTAGTTCAGGTGTTGGCGGTGCTGGTGGTAGTTCTGCTGGTGGCACTAATGCAACAGCAAATCGTGGGTCTGGTGGTGGCGGTGCTTATTCAAATACTGCTCCTGGTGGTAATGGGTCGTCTGGTCAAATGTTTGTCAGGTTCAAAATCTAAATAAATCACACAGGAGAATAAACAATGTCAGCACAATACTTCGCACAACTAGACGACAACAATGTAGTAACCGATGTTGCTGTAGTGCAACGAGAGTTCTTAGAGGCGAACCCTGAACGCTACACGGGTCGTTGGGTTGAAACATTCTTTGATACAGCAGGCAAAACTTATGCTGGTATCGGTTTCACTTACGATGAAGCAACAGAGGATTTTGTTGCACCTGTAGTTGAAGAACCTGCCGAGTCTTAAAGTGTGGGTCGCAATCTAACAAGGTGGCTGATTCCGCTACCAGCGATCCTGTTCTCGTTCTTCCCACAAACAGCCAACGCTGAAGCAACTTATAGAACTTGGACCTGCACTACGGGTAGTGATTCTTGGCAAATGCAACAACCCGAAGCCGATTATTTGGCTGGGCTATATCCGACTTGGGCTGACTGCCTTAACTGGCAGGACGGCGCACCACCTGAACCTTACACTTGGTCATACGGTGCTTCGATAACTACCACAACTTCAACGACTACTACATCTAGTACCACTACAACTACTACATCTAGTAGTACAACTACTACAGTTGTAGAAACAACTACTACATTTAGTAGTACTACAGTTCAGGAGACCACCACATCATGGGAGCCAACTACAACATCCACGATCCCAACGACGACAAGTACTACTACTGTTGTTCAAACGACTGTCCCTGTAACTACAACTACGACTTCTTTACCAGTACCCACGGCAACGACAACGACGACAGAAGCCCCAGTTTCCACAACCACGACCCAGCCTGAAGAAGAAGAAAGGGGGTCAGAAGGTACTCAAGAAACAACTAGTCCCACCAATGAGCCTCTACCTGAGTCAACCATAGACGAATCCGAAACCACAGTTGACGAGTCCGATACCACAGTAGAAGAAACATCTACAACCGATCTTCCCGATCTTCCTGAAGAACCCGTAGAGACTGTTCCTGACGAGACTTTTCCTGAAGATGTTCCCGACGAAACAAATGCCCCAGAAGTAGAAGAAGAGCCAGAGGAATATACACCAGATACAACAGAAGTAGAAGAACCGTATTCATCATCTACTACCTTACCTGATATCCCAGTTGATGAGCCAGTTACTGACGAACAAATAGAGGAGATCTTGGATGCTCTTGTTGAGGCTGAACCTGAGCAGATTGTTGCTGTTATCACCCAGGTGTTAGCTGCAGAGATTACCTCAGATCAAGCTACTGAGATTGCTTCAAGTCCTGAGGTGTTAGCTGCTATTACGGAGGACCAGGCTGAGCAGTTGTTTGAGAAGATTGAAGTGGAGGAGTTAACTGAGGAACAGTTAAAAGAGTTTACGGCAGCCATTCAAGAAGCGCCTACTAAGGTAAAGAAAGCGTTTGAAAAAATCATTGATATCTTTGGTTCCCAGTTTGAAGACTACGTACCTACGGGCTCGAGCATCCCCGTTAAGACACGTAGAACCCTTGTAGCTGCTGGCGCTTTAATCGCAGCAATGCCATCTACTAGAATTAGACGCTAATGAAACGACTTATCACGTATGTAATGGAGAACACTTGGACATGGGTGGGAACTGGCATGGTTTTGATCACCTTATCGGGCCCCACTCTAAGACAAGCTATACTTCTTACAGGCGTAGGTATTTTAATACACTCAGTTATATCCCTAACACAAAAGGACCCAGAATGAACTCAACAATCGCCAAAGCCCTAGACCTCGGACAAAGACTCGTATCATTGTTCATCGCATCAGCCCTACCTATCATCACAGGTGGCGCAATCCTCGGTGTAGACGTAATCAAGTCCGCTGGTGTTGCAGGACTCACAGCCCTATTCGGTGTCGTACAGAAACTCGCAGCCGCATCAGTTGACGGCGAACTCACATCAGAAGAAATCTCGGCAGCGTTTGGCACACCAAAAAAGAAAGCAGGCAAGTGATGTCAAAAGGTAAAAAGTACTCTTCAAAGAAAACAAAGATGAAGCACGAGAAGATGGAAGGTGCTAAAGAACGCATGAAAGAGTACGGTAAAAAGGGAAAAAAAAAGTAGTGAAGCAGAATTGGCCTATTGTTAAGGTTGTATTGCCTGCGGATCTTAAGGGTGTAAAACCTGGCGCTCTTCCAGAGTCCCTTCTTCGAGACATACGACCTTACGGTAGGCTTCATTGGCGTGCAGCTGATGCATATCATGCAATGCGTGCAAAGGCGTTGGCTGATGGTATTAAACCATTTAAGCCCACATCTACAGGAGATACATATCGTTCGTTAGCTATGCAAACTACAACGTTCTTGCAGCGCTATCAGAAAGAACCTATCCCTGGTGCTTCAACCCGTACGTGGGATGGTGTTAAGTGGTACAAGAAATCTGAGAAGTTAGCGTCGCTTGCAGCACCAGGTACATCACAACACAACCTGGGGATTGCTGTGGATATCAGCGGGGCAAGTGGTAAACGCTTTGAATGGATGCTTGCTAATGCGCCAGCGTTTGGATTTAGTTGGGAAGTGGTTCCCGAGGAACCCTGGCATATACGGTTAGTTACTGGGGACAACCCTACTCCTGCTGTGCAGGCATGGGTTGATGCACAGAAAGCCGTATGAGGTGGACGGGGGCTGGGCGCTAATACTCTCTGCTGTAGTTACTACGGTAGGTGGAGTGTTGGTCGCTTTGATTGCACAGTTCCGTAAAGAGAATAAACAAGATCACGCCGTAGTTGCTGGGATGCTTTCTCATATATATAGAAGTGTAGGAAGAGTTGAAACGAAGGTGGATAAGGTTGAGAACAAACTCAACGACCACATCAAGGAACATACCCGCAGTTAGTTAGACCTGTCTGTGTCCCCCCGTCGGGTTGCCACAGTCCGACTCCCTATTTCAATCACAGCGCCTTGCCACATGACGTGGCAATCGACCCAGGTTCCCCTGTTTACGTCCCACCCCTTGCGACAGGGGCACAACCATGCGCCTAATAAATTGTGTTCACACAGTAGCGTAATGCTTGCTAAGTTGCAACATGTGTACTATAGTTTGATTGTAGCCCAGAGGGGTTTTGGTTCTTCCCTTCCTTTACCCTCTGGGTTACACTTAACAAACGGGAGGAAACATGAGCAAATTCAAAGAATCGTTGAAAACAAAGATAAAAGTAAATCCACGGGAAGCAATCAAACAATTACTTGACAAAGAATCTTACGCAGATTTTGAAGCAGCTTTGAAAGATCAATCTGTTTCATCGGCAGCTATTGGTTCCACACTCCGAGAGTTCGGGGTGCAGGTATCCAACATGACGATTCAACGTTGGAGATAACGTGAGTAAATTCAATGAGGTTATCCAGCTCGAAAGTAATCTAATTGAATTAAAGAAAGCATTGTTGCATAGCCAAAGAGCTGAAGCAAAAGCAAAGTTCAAGACAGCCAACCTAATAGAAGCTGTATATGAAGCAGCAGCTAACTCGTTGCTGTCCACTCCACGCCCAAAGATTATTCCTCCACTCAAAGATGCAAGGAAAAGTAAACCAGAAGTAGCCCTTGTTCATCTTACCGATTGGCAGGCTGGCAAGAAAACTATTTCATACGACATCCCTGCATTGTCGTCCCGTATGGAGGCAATGATTAAGAAGGTGTTGTCTCTTACCGAAATTCAACGAGCACATCACCCAGTTAGAGAATGCGTAGTGATGCTGGGTGGCGACATGGTGGAAGGTGTTGGAATATTTCCAGGCCAACAGTATGAGGTGAGCGCACATCTATACGAACAGTTGTTCGAAGTGGTTCGCATCATTGAAGGATGCATTCGCTCGCTTGCCCAATCGTTTGAAAAAGTCACAGTCGTGTGTGAGTTCGGCAACCATGGCAGACTTGGTAAAAAAGGTGAGATGCCAGCAGGTGACAACATTGACCGCATGGCTTATCAAATTGCTGCAAACAACTGCAAAGATATCAAGCACGTCAAGTGGCAGATGTCGGATGATTGGTATCAGATTTTCCATATCGGAAACTACAAAGTGTTATTGGTGCACGGTGACGAGATCGGTTCATTCGGAAACATCTTGCGCAAAGTATCGGCTTGGTCCACGGGTGTAGTAGAACCATTTGATGATTGCTACATGGGACATTTCCACACCCCAACCGCATTGACTATGGCTAATGGTGGGCGTATCTTTGTTACGGGTTCACCAGAATCACACAACGAATACGCACGTACATTTATTGCTGCCGTGGGCAAACCATCGCAGCGCATTCACTTCGTTGACCCAGATAGAGGACGCGTGACCGCAGAGTACGTGTGCTGGCTATGAGACTTGCGTGCCAGAAGTGCAAGGCAATCCTTGAGCATGACGACACAAAGATGGTCTCGTGTCTCTGCGACCCAGATGCCCCGACATGGATAGCAATAACTCGCGAGGGTCGAATCATGTCCATGTCTCACGCTAGCTACGAGTACCTACCAAGGGCACAGTCATGACACACACACGCGCGCGCCTGTGCGCGTGCATAAATAAAGGTGTGCCCCCGCGCAACCCAATCTGCGGGGAGAAACCAGACGATGACGAAGAATGAGCTCACCTATATATATGTGACGTGGACGGACGCGCACTCAGGTAGCGAAACGTGGACCAACATACGTGACCTTGACCAAGAACCCGTGCTCGTGCGCACGGCAGGATTTCTACTATCGCAATCAGATGGTGGCAAAGAAGGGCACATCACTATATATCAAAGCATCACCCCGAACGATGACGTAGATCATGTCCTACATATACCGACGGCGATGGTCAAAGAATTCAAGTGCATTCAAATAAATCTGGAATCAAAGGTTGTGTCCATCCCCCTGACGTGATACATTTGTATTACACGAAAGGAAGAACATGAGATATACAATCAACAAGCCACAACACGGCAGCCAAGAATGGTTGGAAGTACGATGGCGTGACTACAACGGTCTGTCTCGTATCGCTGCATCAAGCGCAGCAGCCGTGCATAACGAGCACGAATACATGACAGCGGGAGATCTTGCAACAGAACTCTTGGCAGAGGAAGCACCACAACCAAAGCAGGCCAATGCTGCAATGGAGCGTGGCAACAGACTTGAACCAGTCCTTATTCAATGGACAGCAGATCTAGAAGAAATTGTTTTGAATACCCCAGACATTATGTATTGCTTTGAGAACGGTGATGCCCGCATGATTGCGACACTTGATGCAATTAGTGCGGACGGCATGCCATTTGAAATCAAGACAACCAAGAAGCGCTGGGATGGTGTACTACCACGCCAATGGTATTGGCAAGGAGTACAGCAATCTATTTGTGTGGGCACGAATCAGATTGAGTGGCGTATCTTTGACAGCGATCTTGAGTTGCATCAGTACACGCAGATCATTACGTCCGATGAACAGCAGATACACATCAGCGCAGTTGATGAGTTCTTGAATCTAATCGAGCAAGGATTGGTGCCTGAGGTAGCCAAGCTTTCTTATGACAACGTATCCAATCTGTACAGCAAATCTTCGGATATGCAAACCATGCTGCCACCATCAGCAATGGAGATCATCAATCAATTGGAGAAAACCAAGGAAGCAAAAAGAAAACTTGAGGAAGTAGAAAACAATCTCAAGGCAGAGCTTGGATTGATGATGAAAAATTCTGAGGAAGGAATATTCAACGGCGATATCGTGGTGACATGGAAAACTCAGACACGCAATGTGTTTGATTCAGCAAGGTTTGACAAAGAGCATCCAGCTCTGTCAAAAAAATACAGGAAGGACACGAGCTTTCGTGTTCTTAAAACAAAGGTAAGGAGATAACAATGCCAGGGTTCAACTTAGATAACTACGAAACAGTAGAGGACAGACTCGTAAAGTTTTGGGCTGACCATACAGATGGTCGGATCAATACATCTATCCACTACTACGATGACACACGCATCCTTGTGCGGGCAGAGGTTTACTTTGACCGTGAAGATGTGAGACCAGTAGCAACGGGATACGCAGAAGAACTACGGGGTGCAAGCCCAGTAAACCGCACATCCCATGCAGAAAACGCAGAGACCAGCGCAATTGGTAGGGCTCTTGCTAACTGTGGATACGCAGCCAAGGGTGCACGCCCTAGCCGTGAGGAGATGCAGAAGGTAGAACGTGGGGATGTGTGGGTTTCACGACCCATGAATCCAACCGTAGTCGTAACCAAAGATAATACCGTGAATGAAATCATGGAGGAATTGGTTAGCAACGGTGCCACCTATGTAGAGGATGAGCAGAAGCCACGGAATATCTCGATCAAGAATCCGAACGAGCCAGCATCACCCAAGCAATTAGGTATGTTGCGTGCAGTACTACGCAGCCAAGGTATCTCCGATAACAAAGAGGTGCTTGATCTGTGCAGCGCAGCAATCAACCGCAATATCTCCAAGCTTGACGAACTTGAAAAGGGTGAGGCATCATCGCTTATCACCCAGTACAAGTGAGCAAGAAAGCCAAGACTTTGATTACCATCCGTTTGGATGCCGAGTTGATTAAGCAGGTCAACCAGGTATCCAAACGGATACATTCCACAAGATCAGAAACAATCAGAGTCTTACTCAAAGAAGCACTCGGACAATACAATGGATGAAAGGAAGGGTTACTGTGAAGGCAACCAAGATAAGTGCAACGCCAAGGGATGTCCCTTATTCGGAACACTCGGGCGCCCCAGTCGTGACGGTGCGCGTAGGATTCGCAACTGTGGCGACCCTGCAGCTAGGGGTAAACGTAACAGATCTAAAGGGGATTCGAAAGCGCGTCGTGCCCGTAAGAAACTTGGGTTGGGTGGTCATCTTACCCGTCACGAAGAAAACTGGGGTGGTGCTTTTCGTACCGAGGTCAAAGCGGGCGCGCAAGTTGGTCCGATTTATACACGATTCAGAGACGCGAAAGCACAGAGTGATCAAGCAAAGGCGTTGGGTGACAATCGCCCATTTGTGATGGTCGCAATGCCAGACGGAACAACAGAAGGCATCGTGTTAATTACTCTTACCGAGTTCACAGAAATTATAAGCCTTATTCCATAAGGACTTCAGGAGTTTTACTATAATGGGAGGGAACAATGAACATACTTATACGGTGTATAGCCGTACCTTTGGCAGGGATAATTGCTCTGGGCTCGCAGGCTCAAGCAGCAATCGCACCCTCACCAGCTTCCACCTTTATTGGTTGGGAGAGTCAATCACCAACCACATACATCAAGCACGAGAGGCTGGACTTGCCAAGACCCGTGACCTTCAAGCACGGGGATATCTCTTGGCTACCGAGCTTGGCAGCTCAGGCTGGGTGGCCTCGCTCGACATGGAAGAAGCTTGGTCAGATAATCCTGAGGGAATCGGGTGGCTGCCCTAACCGTGCTGGCGGGGATATGGTCGACAAGAACTGCAATATAACTGGGGTTTCCGAATGGAACCATAGGTCAGACACAGGACTACTGCAGATTAACGGGGTGCATTGGAAGCAGGATCATGCCCAATACCACGGACTTATCTGTAAGAGACTTGGGGTGTGCGAGCAGTCTATACTGTTAGACCCGCTCACTAATCTCATAGCAGGCAAACTCCTTTACGATGTTGCGGGGTGGAGTCCCTGGGATATCGGATAGAAACCAATGAAAGATAGAAAGGAATGGGATATGGAATTAATGAATGAGTTCTCCTTGTTTAACAAGGACTTCAGCTGGGGTGACGAAGCAGCCTGCAAAGGTATGCCAACCGACATGTTCTTTCCAGAGCGTGGCAACAGCAGCTCAGAAAGAAAAGCAATTAAAGAGTTATGTGGGGGTTGTAAAGTCCAGCAGCAATGCCTAGATTTTGCGGTTGACAACTTCATTACCTACGGTATTTGGGGTGGCATGACATTGAATGAACGGCGTAGATATAAAGCGAGGGTTGAGTGGGCGAAGAAATCATCATGACAGACGAGATGTTAGTTAGTGTGTCAAAGTTTCTGCGTCGCGCATTCGTTGGCAAACTAGAAGAAGATGAGCTTGTCAATTGTGTATCAGTAATTGAAAACGAAATAATGAAAAGGAGGATTGATGCTGCCAGAAAACATAGATCGATTCGTAGATAGGTTGTGTGCGCTGTACCCCAACAGGCAGGTAGCACGCAACACAATCAAGTCTGGGTGGAGAGTAGACAAAGAACTCTTAGCTGCGTCGGTGCACATGTGTCGCAGGGTTATTGATATTGTTGAAGCAGATGGAGAGTTTCCATCACTACACAGAATTAAAACATTACTGAAAGACATGAAACCCAATGACCAGATCACCACATGCACAGTTTGTAATGGGTCAGGTTGGGGTGAGAGATACACAGCACTATCAGAGACTGGCAAGGAATACACGTACGTCAAGCCATGCATATGCAGGGAAGGGATAACACATGAAACGTCATTGGAATTGCAGCACTTGTAACAATCAGATAGTTACCTATGTAGAGTTGTCTGAACCACCAACATGCTCGAACCGTCATTCAATTAAACAAATGGAAGAGAAGGGAAAACGAAATGAACATTCCGAAGTTTCAAACTGAGGACTTAGAAGTAATGGAAAACCTGTTAGTCGAATTGTTGGTGGCTGCACTCAGGGCACCCAACCATATCCGTGGTCCGATAACCGACCTAGCTGTTGGTATATCAAACCATCTACCAATAGAGGCAGTAGAACGCAGCAAAGAGTACGCTTTGTACAGGGCCAAGCAAGGAGAACGACATGGAGTTTGAGGAACAAGTAGACAGTATTTTGCGCGAAGCATACGACAACATCGTGCAAGAAGGATTAAAGCGCGAGCTTGATGACTTCAAAAAAGTGGAAGATTATTTAACATCTAATGGGTTGATTGATGATTCGTCTACGGAAATCTGGTACATCAGCTTAAACGGTGAACCCAACATGGATATCGTCAACCCAGATGATGCCTCTGGTGAAGACCCAGAAACTTTGGCTATTAAATACAAAGGAACTTACGGAGATTTCTATACTGCATTACAAGATTCAGAGATGATTCAACAATGTAAAGCAGATAAATGTGTGGGTATTATTACTCGATCAGAAGCATGGGCATCCAAGACTGCAGCTGAACTGAAGAAGCAGGCGTCAGAATGTGATGACAAAATAACCATGCATCTTACAACCCTTACTACACCGCGTGGCGTGCATGTCATCATCCGAAATGGTGATGAAGTGGACTGCTCAACCTATCCTAAATCTAAAATCAAAACAGGAGAGAATGAATTGATTGACGCATTGGTTAATGCGTGCTTTCATTGGTGATCGCTACCGATAACGACCACTACCGATAACGACCACTACCGATAACGAAATACATTACACGCGCTCGCGTGTGTGTGCGCACGGGCGCACGCACGCGCACGCGCGTTCTTTCTCTGCGCCGATTTTGACTCGGCTCGCTGTGGTGCTAGCATTGACCCGACGCAATTTTGCTATTGCGTTTAACTTAAAAACAAAGGGAGATAACGCTATGGATATAGAGCAAGTGTTACACGCCATTACACGAATACAGGCAGAGAGATTGGTTAAATCAACTAGAAGTTTTAATGATGAGTTGGTCTATAACCAAGTAGAACTGCCTTTAATTAAAGAGATTAAGCAAGCATTGGTAACAAGGTTTGAGAGTTTAGAACTCTCAAAGTAATAAGCAATACAAACAACAACAACAAAACAAAAGGGAGAATAAAATGCTAGAAGGACAGGAAGCAACACAAACTCAAGGCTTTAATAGCCCTTGGGAGAGAGCAAGTTTTGCTCTTGAGAATAACTTAGGGCGAGTATTGCTCTATGGCGCACCAGGAACAGGTAAGACATACTTTGCTATGAATTACCACACTAATCCTGATAACGCTTATCGGTTAGTTTGCACAGAAGAAATGACTGACGCAGACCTTATCGGTATGTATAAGCCAACAGTAGTTAATGGCTCTAAGGAACTTGTGTTCCACGAAGGCGTTGCTATTAAGGCTTGGCGAACAGGTGGTCGTTTGGTCGTTGATGAAATCAACAGAGTCAATGGCGATATTGAGAGTCGCCTTATGTCTCTTATCGACACTCACGCTAGTTCATCTTGGCAAAATCCTGATACGGGTGAAACGATTAAGCCTGCTCAAGGCTTTAGCGTTGTAGCCACTATGAACGGTGAGCCAGAAGACTTAGGGCGCGCTATCCAAGACCGTTTGGTTGTGCAGTTAGAGATAACTGAACCACACCCTGACGCTATTGCTAGTCTGCCTGAATACCTTAGGGACTTAGCGTTCTCTGTGGTATCAAGAACCACACAGTCAGACCGTTACTCGTTAAGAAACTTCGTGGAGTTTGCCCAACTTTACGCAAAGACTAACGACTTGCACAAGTCAGTTGATATCTGCTTACCCCGTATAGCAGAGCAAATCATTGACAGTATTAGTCTGCAAAAGGTAGAAGCACAGTAATGGAAGGCGACAAAATAACCTTGTGGATAGACCATTTCATAGTTATTGCTATGGTCTGTCTCTTTATCGGCTATCAAGTTGGTGCGTTTATACACACTCTTGATGAACGACAGAGAGAACGAGAGAACCGTTATTGGGCTAAACGCAAGTCAATGCGTAATCACCCAACTTACAAAGGGAGAACACAATGACAACTAAGCACAACACCGTAGCCCCAGAAGCATTGGGGCAACGACCAGAGTTAGATCATAACCGTTACGAGTCAGGTGGTACACCATTGGACTTTGACGGGGTAAGCGTTAGTTTCGGAACACCCACTAAGCCACACACTTATCAAGCCCCTACGGGCGACGGTCTAACAAGCCGTCGCCTTAGGCGTTTTGCTTTGACGCTTAGTAGGTTTCAGTTACCTAATAGCAAGCAACTTGCAAAGCGTTGGAAAGTAAAGCCAAGCAGCGTTAAATACGCCGAGCAGATATTTGCTATCAACGCATACAAGCAAGCGTTTAACGACGACCCAACCATAGGCACTATGTCCGTTGATGTATTAGCAACAATGCTTAACGAACCAAGTCCCAATAGTGAGTTGTTTGCTAAAGCCATAAGTTATCTAAACACGGAAGCGTTTGATAATTTGATGGTAAAGATAAACAATCACCAACTCAGGGACTTGTTAGTTAATTACGAGAAACACCTTAAGAGTTGTTATGGTGAAGGCAGTTGGCGTTGGCGAGAAACAAAAGACATTAACTCGCCGTCTGACTTACGCCGTCGCCGTGCTAGAACTTCTTATCGAGATTTGGCTAAGTTAATTGACCAACTCTCAATGGCAGGCGAGAAGCAGATTAAGGAGTTAGAGAAACGAGAGAAGCAACCAGGTGAGTTTTATGAGTTTGGCAAAGGCAAAGAATATACAGACGGTTCGGATAGGTGGTATCCGTTGTATGTTTCTAAGCCTGAGTTGCCATTAACTCATACAGGCAAACTCGGTAGACGGCTTGTTTACACAGATACAGGCAGAGCGATTAAGAATATCGGTCGCTTGTTCTCTGACCCTGAAGAACGGATATTCACTCGCAAGACTAGAGCGTTAGGGGCAGTCGTTGTTATTGACTGTTCAGGCTCTATGTCGCTAGATGAGAGTGATATCGACGAGATGATTAAAGTCTCGGCAGGTGCTACGGTGCTTTGCTACTCGTCAGACAATAGACCAAGCCACGATAACCCTAATGCTTATGTCGTTGCCCGTAAGGGTCGCAGGATACGCAAGTTGCCATACTTTCACGGTGGTAACGGTTGCGATGCACCAGCGTTGATGTATGGCATTAAGGTTCTTAGAGAGAGTTCTCGTCAGCCAGTCATTTGGATTAGCGACGAGATGGTTACAGGCGTAGGAGATAGTGGTGGTATGTCTCTAAGAGAAGAAACGAACAGAATAAAACAGCGTTATGGCGTTATTGTTTGCCCTAATGCTTACTCAGCAATACAAACACTTAAAAAACTACAAGGAAAAGGGTAACTTAAATGGATTGTCGCACTAAAGAACAAGTCCAGCAAGAAACAATTTACTCCGTGATTAAATTACAACACGAAGTTAAAGCGTTGTTTCCTTGGAAAATATCATACAAAGATGATGAAGTAATCCTGAGTAATGACACAATTAAGTTAATAACTCAATACATAAAACAACTACAAGGAAAGGGATAGAACAATGGAAAATCAAGACAATGAATTAATGGCAGAATTAGAAAACATAATCGCCACTGAGAGTAAGCGTATTGCCGAACCAACAGACGCACAGTCTGAAGGCTTGGCGATATTTAAGAACCTGATAACTGCTATGGAAGAAGACAATCCACTCGTTGGGACTCAGGTATATTCAATCAGAGCCGTAGAGCCTGACGAAGCAAGGCAAGCACTAGCAGAAGGTGCAGGCAGGTTAGTCAGTAATGGGTTCAGCAAGGAAGAAAACGAAACAGCATCACACGCAGGACGGGTAGAACTGATAGCAGATAGTGTGCCAGTCAGTAAAATCCGTCAGTTCTTGGGCGACCTAGAGACTGCGTTGGTGCTTAGCCAATGGAAAGAGCCACAAGGCTTACTTGCTAGGGCTAAGCGCAAAGGCGAGTTGGTTCAGGCTATGGCGTTGGGGAATGTCCTTATATTCCAAAAGGTCTTAGCAAGTGGCGACACTATCACCAAGTCTTGGGACACCAACGACGAGATAGCACCAGAACCAGAAGAGTTTGATAACAAGTGGGACTTTGACTTCCTTAAGAACACTTACACACACTTAAATCTGCCCAATATGCTTAAAGCGCAAAGCCCAATTATGTATGAGCATATTCTCGATATGCTTAAGAAAAACATCGCCAAGCAAGTCCTTAACGGCGAGAGACCAGGGGACTTAGAAGGCGACTTCGGCGATGGGTCTAGTGATGATGACTGATTAAGTCTTAAACAAAAGGAAGGAAGGAGAGTTATGACATAGTGCATAGGTTATTAACCCTAATAGTGTTTGTTGTGATTTGGTTAGTATCCACTGACCATTAGGGTTACTAAGCCCCTTAGGGACTTTATCCCTTGTGTCCTTAAGGGGCTATACCCTACTGCTACCGCTACCAACAACGACTACGCTTAGCGTAACGAGTAACGGGTAAAGGCGTTGTGTGGGGCAATAATGCGATTTGTGCGGGGCGATTTGCAATCGGGTTGCGATGCTGATAGCGTGGTTTCCGTTGGCAATTCCGCCAACACTTAACAAGGGAGAAAATCATTACTACTAACCAATACAAACTAGGCTCTTGGGGCATTATCTCAGGGTCTAAAAAAGATAAGACCGCCGTTTACGGCGTGAAGGTATGGAACGGGCAAGGAGTCGTTAAAAGCGGCGAAATTGTCAGAGTTCTAAATTGGAAGGGTCAGGAGTCGCTAGTCGCTATAGGCGCTCTTGTAAAGCCAGTCGCTGAGACTGTAGAGACTAAAGGCTATGGTCTCTACAAGTTAGCGACCAAGGCTAAGAAGTAATTAGGCTCTAGGCTCGGTAAGCCCTTAGGCAACTAGGGGTCTGCCGAGCCTACCCTACCCCCCAGGGGGGGTAATACCCGTCCTGTATATGTGTGGATTTGTTACATTTTCTGTGGTGAACGGCGCTAGTTTGTGTGTATACGATACACATACGCTGGTTAACTGTCACGAATCGACCTAGACCTGTCAGCTCCCCCCACGGTTCGCATCCTTTATGGAGCAGGTCGCCGTAGCCAAGCTATTTAGCCGACACCTTAGTTGATGATGTATCGTTCATCACGTCGCTTCTCCCAGTCATGGGAGATCTACCCCAGTTACCTGGTGTTCAATGCCCCGCTCTGTGCGAATAGAGTACGGCCCGTGCGTTTAGTCGGTTGTGAGTGCTGCCACTCTAGCACCATGGTGTACACTTGACAACATGATGAAACCAAAAAATAAAAATTTTTATGGCTCTCTTGCTGAATACAAGGAAACCTCAATGGAAGAACAGGATCCTCGTACGCTTACTCAAATGCGTGAACGTCTCAAGATGATCCAACAGCAAATGGATGCAATCACTAGTGAGGTTGGCATGAAAGAGTTTGAAGAATTAGCGTCCGAACGAAAGATTGTTAAGAGGGGCATTAAGCGGGCGGAGCGGGCTAGGAAGTCTAAGTAAGCGATGGCTCCTCGTCGTCCCAACTACTACGGTTCTTTGGCTGAATATAAAGAATCGATGATCCAACCAGACTCCAATGAATCCCAAATAGATACTGGTGGTGGTGAGAAAGATGCTGTTAATTCGACGTTGGCTTTAGGTCTTGCTGGTTTTGCTGGTTTAACTGCTGCTGGTGTGGCTTTGCGCAAAACTGGTGTTGGTGCGAAGACAATTAACAAAGTTTTGCCATCGCAAATTGGTGTGCATCATAGTGTTACCCCAGAAAGCGGTTTACCATTTACAAAAATAGTAAAACCATCTGTAGCAAATAAAAGCTTAACAGCAATGGATCAAAAGGTTGGTTATTCTTATTTTTGGGATACAGGAAAAGGAAAGCCTGGAATCAATAAAGCAGTTTCCGAAGTGGATTTTCAAACAAAAGAAATTGCTGATAAATGGATTCTTGATTCAGGACAAAAAGCGGTTGGTTATGTAACAAAAAGTCCTAGAGGTGTTGCTAAAGCAGACACTAATGTTCCTGGCACTATTGCTAGAGAATTGAAAGGAAGCCAAAAAATTGTTAATACCGTTGTTGCTTCTGGTTCTACATATCGTGGCGGAATGACAAGTTTTAGCCCACAAGATTTACAAAAATTATCTAGAGCAATCCAGATTGCTAAACAAAAAGAATTATTAAAATCGGGTAGTAAAATTGTTGGTGCTGTTGCTGCGTCAATTATTGGCGCAAAAAAAATTAAGCAACGTTAAATGTCCCAAGGTAGAAGGGCGATCTCGGCTGAAGACCGAGCCCTATTCTGGCAAGCCCTACAGTCTGGCGTATCCACAAAAGAAGCTGCACGTATCTCTGGTGTTTGCTACAACACGGCTGTCAAGTGGCGAGCTAAAGCAAAAGAAACAGAAGCCAAACTTGAGTTAGAGCAAGTCAAGTTAGCTAAGCCAGGTGGTGGCAGAGGA